GTATATACCAGAAAGTGGTTGGACATGGAAGGAGCACTCTATAATGACTTATGTGGACCTTACTGACGTAGTTCCAGCTCCAGAGCGTCACTCTGGCTATCTTGTTGATCTCTTAGCCGACGGCGGAATCCAATTCGAGGATCACGACGGCAGCGACGCAAGCTGGGTACACGCACTCTCAATAGGCGAATTCAAACACCCCCTGTGGGGAGTAATGAAGTTCACGGCAGATCGTATTCAACGGTTTGCTTCCAACGTAAACGAAAACGTGCGCGGCATTGACCTCGCTATCGACTACGGTCACAACTCTGCAGATGAAGCAGCAGGGTGGGTTAGAAAGGCTAATACCAAAGAAAACGGTCTCTGGCTTTTTATCGAGTGGACGAAAAATGCTGCTCAGCGGATAAGAGATAAAGAATTCCGATATTTCAGTGCCGAGTTCGTAGACGAATGGACTACAGGTGATGTGGTTCACAAGGATGTTATCCTAGGAGGTGGTTTAACCAACCGGCCGTTTTTGAAAGATCTGCTCCCAGTCAATCTGTCGGAGCTGTACGAGAAAGGAAAGGATAAGTCTATGGAGTTGAAAGAACTTCTAGAGACTCTGGACCTCTCTGAGGATGCTACTGAGGAGGACGCTATCGCAGCGATAGTGAAACTTCAGGAGCCAGACGAGCCTAAGGAAAAGGATCCTAAGCCGGATCCTAAGGAGAAGGAGCCAGAGATGGATCCTGAGACCAAGAAGCTCGCCGAAGAGAGTCCAGTCGTAAAGGCTCTGGTAGACGAGGTGACGCAGCTGAAGACAGCCCGGCGCCTTGACGAGGCCACGAGACTGACGGAGAACTGGAGCACGCGTAGTGATAAGAAGTTTGCACTTCCTCCCGCTACGACAGAGAAGCTCACAGAGATCCTGATCTCAGCGTCACCAACCCTTACGGAGGGTCTCGCCGAAGTTATCGACCACATCCTAGACAACGGCCTAGTGTCGTTGAAGGAGGTTGGTACCAGCAAGCGTTCGGACAGAGGCGATACCACTGCATCGGCCGAGTTTGCTACTCGGGTTAAGAAGCTGCAGGAAGAGAACGAAGGCATAACCTTCGCGGATGCCTATTCTGAGGTGTCACGGGACGAGGACCTGTTCAAGAGGTACCGTGCCGAGACTATGTCAGGAGTTGTCACTGAGGAGGTGAACGAATAATGGCCGCTGTAGGTGGAGTCGAAGTCATTGACTTAGGCTTTGTAGCTAACGAAGTGTTGGTCATTCACCGCTTCGTTAAGTCTGTCGCGGCTACGGCTCGAACTGTTGACCAGTCCGACACAGCAGGCGCTGCAGCTCTCGGAGTTGCACAGCATGCTGTTAGCGCAGCGGATGCCGCAAGTGGTGCTCACGTGAACGTTCGTCTGATGGGTATTGCAGTCGTCGAAGCCGGCGCTGCTGTTACCCTTGACGACAACATTGCGTCTGACGCCTCAGGTCGAGCGGTGACAGGAGTGGCTACCGACATTCAGCTTGGCAAAGCTCTTGGAGCAGCAGCTGCAGCCGGTGATCTTTTCGCTGTAGCCCTAGCTGGGCCTGCCGCTCAGATAGTTATTCCGTAGAAAGGAGGTTGACTAAATGGTATATGATCCACTAGGTGGAGGCAATGTTCACATTGATCAAGTCCTCACCAATATCAGCCTCGGCTACCCGAATAACGGACTTGTGGGACCAGTTTTGTTCCCCGAAGTTCGTGTACGTAAGCAGAGCGATCTGTATTACGAGTTCGGACGTGAGGCTTGGCTGCCAGAAGACGATGAGAGAGCTCCCGGATCTCGAACGGTCGAGATCCCAGGGCTGACGGTCTCCACAAACCCGTACTTCGCAAGAGAGTACGCACTCCAGATTCCGGTGACGGATGAGGAGAGGGAGAACGCCGATACACCTCTGTCACCTGATCGTGACGGAACTGAGCTAGTCACAAGCAAACTGATGCTCCGAAGGGAGCAGCGGATGCAGGTGCTAGTGCAGGCTACTGCTAATTACCACACCAACCACTCAGTGACGTTGGCAGGTGCTAATCAGTGGGATGTGTACGCCACATCGACACCGATCTCAGACCTTAAGACGGGACTCAGACAGGTTCACTCAGCTCTGTTCATGGAGCCGAACACCGCTGTGATCCCTTACGAGGTGATGACTCAGCTTGAAGACCACCCGGACTTCATTGAGCGCATCAAGTACTCACAACCAGGAATCATCACTGCTGATATAATCGCTTCGGTGGTTGGTCTGCAGTCGATCATTGTTCCTGGCCTTGGGTATGACTCATCTGGTAACCCAGGTGGGACACCGACGCTAGCTTACTTGTGGGGTAAGGATGTCGTCCTCGCGTGGGTTCCGGCCCGTGCTGGACTGAAGACTCCTGCCTTCGCATACGAGTTCGTATGGAGGTACCCAGGAGGCCAGTCACAGGTTGTAGAGCGTTGGCGCTCCAACGAGAGGAAGTCTGACATTGTCAGAGTTTCTCGTCGATACGACCTCAGGATGATTGCGGTCGACGCGGGCACTGGCGGTACGATCGCCGGTTACGTAATTAAGGCAGCGGTGGCATAATGGCACTTGTACTGACGACCACACTTCGAATAGGCGGTGATGTCAAAGGTGATGTCAAAGTCGTCCAGGAGGGTACGCCTTACGGTAAGCTCACCAAAAGAGAAAAGGCACTGGCGAAGGATCTTGATCTCCTTGCGCAAGCTTCTGAGTCAGTGCCTACTTTGGAGGAGGAGCTCGAGGCCGAGGATTCAGAGGAGGAGTAAGTGCCTCTGATTGACGTCGATGACGTTCAGCCTTGGCTTGAAGTATCGAAGCTACGTCTGGATAGTGACGACAAACTACTGGAGGAACCCTTCCAGTCGGAGTTCGTTAAATCCAGACTAGCTTCGTGCGACATAGATGTTACCATCTGGGTAGACGCTGCTACTACCCCCAGCCTCATTAAGTCCATCATAGGGATGCTGGTTGCTGCTCAGCGATACAACACCTACTACTCAGAGACGGACGAGGACGCAGGAAACCCGTACGCTAACAAACTAGAGGAGCGTGGTATGCTGCTTCTCGAGGGTATCTGTGCGGGCACTATAGATTTACTAGATATCACTGACGACCCAGCCACCTCAGGCTTTGGATCGGTTCTCTTCTATCCAGACGACGATACAGGCGTACTAGAAGAGAATAAGGAAGAGGCAGTTCGCTTCTCTATGGGTAAGGTGTTCTAATGGTCGCTCCAGGAGGAGTTAACATACTCATCCTTAACTCCAATGTGCTTAATCTACTCAAACGGGATTTGAGAAAGTTAGGTAGGGACTTTGCCTCTACTAACAAACTTCGCGAGCCGTTCGAAGACATACGCGATAAGGTTATGATCCCTTCAATCGAAAAGAACTTTGAGGTCGGCGGTCGGCCTCGATGGGAGCCTCTCACCTTAGCGACCGTAGGAGGGGGTAGGGAAGCTTTTATCGCTAGCGCGGCATCTGGCGACATAGGGGGTAGAAAGCCTCTTACTAAGTCTGGCCAGATGAAAAAGGCTGCTATAGCTAAGGCGAGGTTTCAAATTCGTAATAACGAGATGACCTATGGGAGGTGGCCTGAGAAGAGATGGTTTGGCCCTGTTCACAACCTCCCCGATCTTTCTGAAAAGGCTCAGATTCCTAACCGCCCGTTCACTCTGATTCAGCCTGAGGATAAAGAGGCTATCAAGGAGGTCATGATGGAGTGGATAGAGACAAGAGTTAGGCGACGTATAAGGCTTAGGTATGTCTGATGCCACTGACAGATGCGAACTCTGTGGTCACCCAGGCGCTTGTAGATTTGCTCGTAGGGGACTGGGACACTTTAGGGGTCCCCTCCAAGAAGGATATCTATTACGGAGACCAACCTCTGTATCCCCGGTTTCCCTCCCTCGCGGTGGAGTCGCAGCCTCAAAACCGCGAACTAAATCAGACCGGCTTACAACAGCGAATCTCATTCACAATGGCCATTATGGCGTTAACCGGAGGCTTAAAAGGTATGGAAGCGCGTCGTAAGTCGGGTGATCTATTCGCTGAGCGTGTGGTTACAAGACTCCACACGGACCGCACTTTAGGTGGGATTGTTATTCACGGACACGCTGCAAGTGTTGAACCAGGATTTGTTACTAGAGGAGGTTCCTTACTAGTGACCCATCTAATTACTTGGGAAGGGATTTCCAACTTTACAATGCCGTAGGGCGTTAGCTAAGGAGAAGCATGCCATTTAAGGTAAAAGTGAAAGCGGCCACTACGAGCAAGGTGTTTGTGCCAGGGCTTGGGCTGTTCGTTCCAAATGAGTGGACGGATGTATCGGATGAGGATGCAGTTCGGTTCGAATCCATTCGGGGCATAAGCCTGGAGGATTGTGGCCTGGAAGTAAAGAAGACCGCATCAAAGAGAAAGGAGAGTGAGTAATGCCAGCTGGAATTGGAGCTGCAGGTTCTATTGGACTAGCTTTTGAAGTTACTCCAGGTACCTACGTTGCTCCGACTAAGTTTGTACCAGTTAGATCGGAAGGTCTACGGTATATTCAGGAGATCAACTACACACGGCCGATCATAAAGACAGCCGTCGAACCAGTCTACGCTGTTAAGGGGCCAGGTCATGTAGAGGGCGATATCGTGTGGGAGGTTCTCACTGATACGTTCCCTTACTTTTTGCATGCGGGTCGATACACAGTAGTTAAGGCTGGAGCGGCCCCGTACACCTATACCTACACACCAGCTGCTACGGCACAGGAAGCTAATAGGACGCTTTCTCTAACCGTAGTTCGCAACGGTATCGTATTTGGTTATACCGGGTGTGTTCTAGGTAGCATGTCGATAACCGTAGAAAATGGAATGCTCGTTGGCACCATGGGTATGATGGGTCGTAACGAGGCTGTAGCGGCAGTACCAACGGAAACCTACGTTGAACTATCGCCTCTCGGTGCGGATTCTCTAACGATTGAGATTCCCACTGCGACAGCTATTACTGACGCAGGATCGTTTACCTTCGAGGTCGACGACAATGCGGAGGCTCAGTTCCGCCTAGGATCCCTAGCTGCACAGTACATCGGCTACGGTGAGCGAGACATATCGGCAGAAGTCGAGAGGGATTTCATCGATAGGACACAGTATGATCTGTATAAGGCTCTGACTGCACAGTCAGTTCACTTCAGATCAGAAGATCCAGCAGATGCTACCCAATACATTGACTTCCTGATTGATGCAGGAGTCATGGACACCTACGAGTCCTTCCTAGAAGGGCAAGGTGATATCATCACGGCGGCCCTCAGCTTCACTGGTAAGTACGACTTTACTAATACAAGGTCGCACGTCATCGAAGTCGGGACTAGCGAGAACATAACCTAAGCTAGCTAGATACGAAAAAGGAGATAATATGCCAAGAGCGACCACCTCTGTTGAAACAGTCCGCCACTCTCTAAAGTCGGCTCCACCGGATGGGTTTGTAGACCTTCGTCCTATGGACTACGGCGACTTTCTTAAGCGCCGTGATATGGCTATGAAGATGGGAGTAAGGGGAGCTGGATCGAAAATTGAGAAAATTGACCTGGATATCCTTCAGGAGGAAGTAACACGCTTTGAGTTTAAAGTTTGTGTAGGAGAACACAACCTAGAGGATGCGAACGGTCGTCTTCTAGTACTAGGAGATCCTAAGGATTTCAAGCGTCTTGACCCTAAAATAGGGCAAGAGATTTCCGATCTAATAAGTGAGATGATCCAATGGGAGGGACCTAAAAGAGACGGAGATGCTTCAGAAGGAGATAGAGCGGACGTTGATGTTCCCGAAGACGGCGAAGCCTAGCTTTGAAGTCTTAAGCATTATAGAGCTGACTCAACTGTGTAAGGTGCTTAACGTTCTACCGAGAGAAGGCGGACTTTTAGATCAGGATGCTAGGACTGTACGGGGGATGCAAATGGTCCTGGTAGCAGAGACCAAACAGGCAGAGGCGGAGATGAAGAAAGCGAAGCGTGGCACTCGCAACTAGGGAACTAGAACTAGTTATTATCGCTCGTGATCGGGCGAGTGCCACTCTTGCGCGTGTTGGAGGCGCCTTAGCTATCTTGGGAGCAGGAGCCTCACGTCTTGGTGCTAAAGGTGTAGGCCTTTTTGCTTCAGCTACGAAAGAGGCTATTGAATTTCGCCGTAACATAGCTCTAGCCTTCACTCAGGTTGAAGTCGCCGGAGCTACGTTTGATGACGTTCTTGAATTAGTCAGGGAGAGCGCTAAGAAAACGGCTGTCCCTATTGAGGAACTAACCGAGTCAACGTTCGACATCTTCTCTACTCTTACCCTAGACACTATGGGTCAGGCTAGCGAGCTTCTAGACGAGTTTGCTAAGTCAGCCGTTTCTGGTCAAGCTCCCATCAGGGATATTGGGCGGGCTACCATCGCCTGGCTTAACGCTCTGAACCTAGCTCCTACCGCTAAGAACGCGGCTCGTATTCTGGACATTCAATTTGAGCTGGTCCGCAAAGGTGCTGGTACGTATACCGAGTTCGCTACAGTTATGGGTAAAGCCATACCTCCGTTTGTTGCCGCTAACCAAACTGCAGAAACTATGGCTGCTTCCCTAGCCTTTCTTACCAGAAACGGTCTTAGTGCAGCTGAGGCAGCTACCTCAGCCTCTAGGGCTGTGGAGCTGCTCTTCGGTCCTAAGGCTGTTGTAGGTCTTCGTAAAGTAGGAATCGAACTGGTCAATGAAGAAGGCAGATTCCGAAGTATAAGGGACATGATGACTGATATTGTTCCTTTGTTCCAGAAGCTAGACGATGCGGAAAGGAAACTTAAGTTCAAGGAGATCTTCGGACAGGGTAGGATTCAGGCTCGAAGGTTCTTTGATCTAATCCTAGCTGAAGGTAACTTTGAGGAGTTTCTCTTCCTGCTAGACGAGGTGGAGGCCTCGCCTGGAGCTGTAGCTGAAGCCTTTAAGATCATGATGGATCAGCCTGCTATCCAACTTGAAGTTTTAACAAACCGGTTTAGAGTCCTTAGGGATGAGATCGGTGATGTCTTTATACCCTTCCTGACTACTAGAGTCATCCCTGTGATGGATAAGATCCTTAAGATCTGGGAGGACCTTGACGATATTCAGAGAGAGAATATCCTCAAGTGGTCCGCCTTTGCTACGATCTTCCTTACAGTAGGTGGCGCTTTAACAGGGATAGTGGGTGCTTTTATTCTGATCATAGCTCTGCTCAAAGTGTTCACCGGGTCCGCACTTATCGCCGGTATCGCAGCTGGGTCAGTTGCCCTAGTGATTAGTACTATAGCGGCGGCTATAGCACTAGCTATTATCGACTGGGATAAGTTTGTAGAAATCTTTGGTCCTTGGTGGGATAAGATTTTAGATAAGATGCAGCCTGTGGTTGACTGGCTTGAGCGGATCTGGCCTGCGGCTTGGGAGGGGGCTAAGGATGCTTACCAGTCGGCGTTAGACTGGTTCGAAGACGATTGGCCTGTCATATGGGAGGGCTTCAAATCAGGGATCGAGGATTGGCTTGAGAACGATTGGCCGGTTATCTGGGGGAATGCTGAAACCGCTATTGGAGGGTTCGTAGCCTTCTTTGTCGACCTTTGGGATAACAAACTCAGGCAGCCGCTAATTGATTTCTGGGGCTGGATTGTAGAACGTTGGGATCTCATCTGGGGGGATCTTAAAGGCTTCTTTGAGGACTTTGTCAGCGCTGACTGGGGGCCCCTATGGGATGAGATTAAAGGGGAAGTCGAGGACGTACTCCCAGAGATAGAGGAGTTACTAATCTCTCTAGGCAGGTTGTTCATTGCGATCTTTGGTGTCATCGTAGCGGTTGTTGGGTTTATATGGAAGAACTTCGGCGATGAGATAATCGAAAGTGTACGTATTTTAGTTAACATCATCGGAGGGTTTGCAGAATTCCTGTTGTTAACAGTTACAGGCTTTGCAGATATTATTACTGGGATCCTTACATTAGATCCTGGTCTAGTACTTGCGGGAGCCGAAAAGCTCGATGAGGCCGTCGTTGTGGGTATTGTTACAACCTTCGAAACGATTAGAGATGAGGCCATACTAACCAAAGACGTTATAGAGTCCGCTCTTAAAATACCAGGAGATCCCCTCGTTAGGAACCTCAAGGAAGGGGCTGGGGATCTAAACAGGTTCTTAGCCACAGTAGATCGTAACGCGCTTGAAAAACTTTTAGGACCAGAAGACTTCAAGTTCCTTGAAGAGTTCCTAGGACCAGTAGATCGCAGCATACTTGACTTCCTCTTCCCAGAGAAGGTTAAGGAAGAGAAGGTGACTGCACTAAAACAAAGCGCCATAGATGACCTGAACAGGATACTAGACGAAGTAGAGCAATCCGTTCAGCCGAGGACTATTGAGTCCTTCATAAAGGTACGTATTATCCCACAGTTCTTGGAGGAAGACATTTTAAGCGGTTTAATGCCTTCACCGATACTATCCCAGTTCAATGCAGACACGGGTGGCCAGTTCGTTTCTAGAGAGAATCAGCCAGGTGGCAGGGTCAATATGAACATCGAGAATTTCAATACCAATGCTGACCCGGAACAAGTAGCGTCAGATCTAGCTTGGCGTTTGAACGTAGGAAAGATAGGAGCTGAGTAATGCCGCTAACTGACTATCAGTTCCAATTTGTTCGTAACTTCGAGAATGGCGGCTCTGATACTCTCTTATTTGGAGAAGGTACTAACGTAGATGTTCTTCGTACTACGGGTCTCTTTGATCAAGCCATTCGTGACGGAGATCGAGCCTTTACTAGGTTTCACGGCGACGTTCCTGGTGACCACACTATCCGTCCTAAACAAGTCGAGTTCGACGTTGAAGTTAGAGGTGATCCTACTTTAACAGCATATTGGGACACTGTCTATGCTGCTGTGGAAACTCTGCTAGCACAGCCTGAGTATAACGTGCTTGATCAGCTAAACTTTAAGTTCCCTGATCAAGCAGAACGGTTTATCCGGTGTAGGGTTGAGAGGAGGAACTACCAGCGGACCGCTCGAACTGAATACGGTTTAGCTCCTATACAGTTTATCCTGAAGGCGCAAGACCCTAGAGAGTACGGTCCTGAAGCTGGAAGGAACACAAGCGGAGCTGTATCTGGCACCTTTAACGTTACTAATGCTGGGAACGCGAACGCGTACCCAATTCTAACCTTCACCTCAACCGGTGGTAATGCTACTCTGGTGAACAATACACATGGCCTGACCTTTGCTATGACTGCTCCTCCCGCAGGTACTGTGGTAGCCGATATGGACCGATACATTCGAGGCGAGAAAGGTTTGATCGTATATCAGACAACGGTTAACCACTACGACAAATGGGATCAGCCTCGAAACCCCTTCGCCTTAGGTAGGGGTATTAACAGCTTAACACTAACCAACGCCACTGACGTAACTGTGCAGTGGTATGATACTTGGCTATAGACCATGCCTTTCTATGAAGTCGTAGCCTACGCTAGAACTCAGCAAGCTGCTGCTATACCTACCTTTGTCGAGTTGGGACATATCTTCTCTGTGGCGGGTTCTAGAGGAGGGGGAGAGTCTCAGGAGTCAGGCGGACTTGCCTGGTCTAAGGAGCTGTATGGCGACGGCTTGATATCTGTATCTACCCTCCCCGAACAGCTAAACGACGACATCGGAGCACGTCTTAGAGACATGACAAATAAGCCGACAGAGTTAGGAATCTTCAGAGATGGAGTTCTTATGCAACGAGGTCCGCTTATTGCCTGGCAGGTGGAAGGCGAAACGCTAGTCCTTCACGCTCGAGGGCTTGCTTACTACATGCGCTATATGTTTGTGACTTCTGATCTGACCCTAAGTCAAGATCAGGCCTTTATTGCTCGAGATCTGATTGATCATCATCAGAATAAGAGCTACGGCAACTTCGGTCTTGTTACGTCCGGGATAACTTCACATAGCCAGAACCGTGCTCGGGAGTACAAGGCAGGCGAGCAAATAAACATATACGAGGAGATTCGTGATCTGGGTGAAATAGACAACGGCTTCGATATGGTTGTAAACCCAGTGACCAGAAACGTTGTTCTTACTAGCCCGTCTAAAGGTGCAGCCAAGCCAGCTTCTATTCTGGATAACAGGGTTATTGTTTCTCCAAACCTATCGTCAGTAGTAACAGCAGGACGGTTTGGCTCTGCTGCCTTTACTGCAGGAGTTGACTCAGCAGGAGCTCTCCAAACGGCTATTGTAGAGAACGCTGCTGTTAAGCAGAATTTCGGTCTAGCCTACGTTGCTAGAGCGGTACCAGGTATCGATAGTACTAGCGATCTGACCGATATAGCTACTCGGACGAGTGAGATTACCGGAGTGGAGTTATTTACGCCCAACAAGAAGTACTTCTCCGCTACTGGCATAAGTGTTGACGACTTTGATATTGGCGATACCATCACCTTCGATTACGATGCTGGATTTGGCCGACTAGTAATTAACACTCGTGTTAAAAATATGTTCATCTCGGTTACAGCCGGCAACCTGGAGCTCCTAACACTTGAATTTGTAGAACCGGTTGGTGCGCAAATATGACCACCTTTACTAACAGCGAGCATGAGGTTAGTCGACGGCGAGATGTAGACGACCTCGAACATGCCGTTCGGCCTGACCACGTTCACCGCAGACGGCTACCTATACCCTGTACCGAACCTCGTATACTCGGAAACTTACTAACCGACCCTGGATTTGAGAGCATCTTAGCAGACACTGGTGGAGGGTCTGAAGGTGACGAAATCTCAACCTTTGCGTACTTTTACGATTACTTTCTGTTTGGCAATGTTGGGCTTTCTGGTTCATATCAATACTGGCGCGATAAGGCTTTTGCACCGTTTAACCATTGGACTCAGTCTGATGGTGGGGGCTCTCCTTCTCCTAGTAGTGATAGGGTGCATGTGTCAACTAGCAATCCGAGAACGGGTGCCTACCACGTGCGCTGGGGGAGCAATGCGGCGTTTGGAGACGTTGTCTTCAGTCAGCAACAACTGTGCACTTTAGGCGACCCTGCAAGTGCTGACCTTACCGGACAGTGGGGAGGCCAATATTCAGCTCGAGTCGACCCAGGTGATACTGTTACTTGGGGAGCCTTTTTAGAGGCCTCCACTGGAACGAATACCGTACGAATCCGCGCTAGTTATTGGAAGCAAGATCAATCAAGCGCAGCCGATTTTTTCCCTGATTACACTATAGGTACAACCTATGCATATCGTGAGTTAGTGACCGTTGCACCGGCCGATGCCTACTACGTTGTTGTTTCCATACAGTTACGAACCTTTATAACTAGTCTTGACGCCGACGACTTCGTATTTACAATAACATGAGCTACACTAGACCTGATCGTACTATCGAACCCTTTCGTGATCTGAGTATCGAGGGGTTTGGTAAGCGTGCGCACTCTCATAAAAGAACTGCAAATGTCGCGCCCTGTGTGGATCCGATAAGAGTCCTCTCGGCTAATATACTTAAGGATCCGGGGTTTGAACAGCAAACGGCTGTTTTCGGTACAGGACCTAACCTAGCTAACGATATACCTCACTCAACTATAGCCGCTAGTAATATCCCACTTAGGTGGGTGGACCCAAGCGATACTGATAGTACTAACGATCCAGAAGCTGGCAGGTCTACCTACTGGATGCAGGACTACACCCAGAAACTGGACGTGCGTTGGCAAACTTCAGCCGTAAGCCCTCGCTCTGGAACTAGACACGCTCGTAAGTTAATGGAGTCGCGAACCGTTTCTAACGGAGCAGGTCTTGATGACGGAATAATGTTTGCCGATCAGATTACTAGGTGCGAGGCTCCAATTGCTACTGGACAGGAGTTGGCTACAGCAGCTGTACTACCAGGTGACATTGTTACCTGGTCGTTTTACATGGCAGCTGATGTTCTGACCGCTTCGCCGCTTGTACACTTACAGATGAATGCCTTAGCGGCAGACTGGTCAAACACTCTCTCAAACGCCTTCTGGGAGATCTTAAATCTAAACCTGACTGCCTCTTACGCTCAGTATTCACTTCAAGCTGTAATGCCTGCTGGAGCAGGGTGGGTACAATGTTGGGCAGCTCCTGATCACACAACAGGAGTGGTAGCTACAACCGTTGATATGGACGACGCGGTGGTGAGTATAGCATGACCTCCTACCTAGTACCCGATAGGGCAACAGGACGAGTTCGTGACTTAGACCTAGATAGTCACGTTAAGCGTTCGCACTCACACCGCGAACGGCTCATCGTCGAGTGCACAGAACCTCTCGTATTAAGTGCCAATATACTTCGGGATCCCGGATTTGAACTAATGCAAGGACTAACTGGAAAGACTGAGATCCCTGAGCTCAACCTCCTCTGGTCCACTCTTACTTGGCAGGACTCCGCAGTAGCACCTGCTACTGTTGGCTGGGCAAACCAAGCATATACAAACGCAGCGTTTTGGGATCTTTCATCTGTAGGACCAGAAACAGGAACCTGGTCAGCACGAATAGATGGCACAACAGGCACATCAACATCAACTGAGTTGGCTGTGATTGGTCTAAACGGTTGTGGTGACGGTGATTTTTATTCGGGGAGGTGTGCTCCGAGTAACTTCACTCGTGCAGCCTGTCGTGCTATTGTGGATTCTACTGCTGGTACTCCATACCTGGATATCAATATGGAATGGTGGAGAGAGGATGGCTCGTTTATCGACTCAGCAGACTTACTTAATGCACCTCTTACAACCAGCTATGCTACCTATCAAACGTCCGGAGTTGCTCCTGCTGAATCGTACTTCCTTCGAGTTTACTACTCTGTAGCTAACGAGACAAACAGAATTATCTACCTAGACAACGCCGTCTTAGAGGTCACATGACTGTTATTAAGCTGACCTCGAAACTTTCTACCACTACGATTGTCAATACCGTAACGGAGACTGACCTAGTTAACTTTGACGTTCCTGCGAACGCACTTGAATTTGCTGAACACTCGCTTAGAATCGTAGCTGCAGGAGAACTCCTAAACAACTCTGGAGGCGCTGATACTGTTACCTTCAGAGTTAAGTTAGGAGCGACCACCCTACTAGCTACAGCGGCCTTATCATTCAACGCTAGTGCGAATCGTCGTAAGTGGTATATGGAGATCGATATTCTTTCGGCAGCTGCCGGTGCACAGAGAGTCACGGGTATCCTTCAGATCTCGAACGCCGATACTGATAGCTTTGCTGGACACGGTACTGATGGCGCAGCTGCTACCGGCTACGGTACAGGTGCTGAAGTAACTTCAGCCGCACTAACTTTTGTAATAACCGGACAATTAGGAACTGCCAACGCCCTTTTGGAGGTGACCTGCACTATGGCACAAATTGAATTCGTTAGATGATGACCGATAACTCTTTTACGGAAAAGGACCGTCAGCTGTTGAAGGCTACGCACGAACAGCTCCAAGGGATCAACGGATCCGTAAAGCGGCACGACGAAGAGATCTTCGGCTGTCCAGACCACAGTACTGTAGGGTTGATACAGGATGTAACCGAGCTACAATCATTAGCCTTGCAAGCTAGGACGGCTGTCAGAGTGGTCGTAGCTCTAATAGCGTTAGTAGGCATCACTAACATCTTAATCCTATTCAGAGGAGGTTAAATGGCAAGTTCAGCTACGAAACGAATATGGTACGCGAAATACGCGTGCCAAAAGTCTGGACCTTTTCCTTGGATCGAAATACTAGGAAAAGATAAGCGCAAAGTTACCCCTGTGGCTATTGAGGCCTTCACAGCTTTCGACCAAGCCTTAGCTAGAACGGAGTACGACGCCAGGGTTGTAGGCACCTATAACTGTAGGGCTATCACTGGAGGTCGTAAGCTAAGTCTGCATGCCTATGGTATAGCAGTAGATCTAGATCCTTACAGCTTTGGTAACCCTTACTATGGACGATCACATCCTAAAGGGTGGAAGTTCTCTTGGTCTGAAACTAAGTTTACTCCTAACCAAGTTCAGTCCGTTGAAGCGATCCGAACTAACAGTGGCAAGAAGGTCTGGCTGTGGGGAGGCCGTTGGAATACCATCAAGGACTACATGCATTGGGAACTTGATGTTCCTCCCAAAGACCTAGAGACCGGAATAAATTGGAAAACAGTGCCCGGAGGTGGTACATTGGCATTCTTAAGCGAAGAGGCACAGAAGTTCTTCGAGGCTACTTTTCAGGATATGAAGGCGGAGCTCGACCCCAAAACCAGTAAGGAATGGGGAACCGTACTGATCGAGGACTACCGAGATCGGAAAGCAAATCCTAATGGAGGGCTGACCGAAGAAGAGCTTGACGAACGTTATGTTCGTCGAGGCATCCAACAGACACTGACCTTCAAGTAAAGGAGAAGGAATGGAACTGGACATTGTAGCAATTTCCGTTATCGTAGGATCACTCCTACCTCTAGTTATATCCCTAGTTAAGGGAGCCAACATGACTAGGGGGGTCAAGCAAGTTGTTTCCCTTCTAGTAGCAGGCGTAGCTGCCTTTGTCACCGTGTGGGCAGATGCAGGGTGGGCGTTTAATTCCGCCTTCGTCACTAACGCGCTTGGTAGCTTCGGAGCTATCTTCGCACTGGCTCAGACCACCTATACTGGCTTCTGGGAAGACCGTGCCGTAGAGGTTCGTCTATCCAACCTAGGGTCCAATATCTAGTACTCGATAACTAGCAGCTAGTTATCGAAAAGAGTTGAGCCCGCTCCCTGGCCTCCTAGAGCGTGGTCGCCGTCAGTGAAGCGGGCTCAACATTTTAACCTAGTTAACTACTAATGTACCCACAATGTAGTAGTTCCTAGCGACGAGTTTCCCTCCAGATCTCCAAGGCCACAGTATCTAGGTCCTTACTATCGCCTCGTACTAGATACTTGGCTAGTACGTTTCTGATCCTTCGTACCGCCTCTCGTTGTTTCCCGGTGCCCGGTACTAAGTTTGTTAGGTCTGGCTTCTCTCGTGGGATATACTCTTCGGTCACTTCAACCTCTCCAGTAGGGTTTCGTCGTTCAGTTTGAATGCTCGAAAGTATAGCAAGTGGCGTAATGCATCCATTGCGTGAGGCTCGCCAGGCTCCCAGAGTCCTAATTTCTTGATCTTCTTGTCCGTCCAGAATCTCTTGCCTTGTGCTGGTGTTTGAGAGAGGATCGGTGTACTCGTTCGTTCGGCGTACAGCTTAATCACCCCTATGGCTTCCACTGGTCGTAGGTCCACCTTGTCCCTGCGCTGATACAAAAAACTCTCGTATACGATCATATCGGGCTGGCCCGTGTGGAGTACAGCCCACACGCCCGTGAGCCCTTTGATCTGCATCAGTGTCACGTTGGTTCCTTCTTGGAACGCTACTCCGGTGGTATACCCTGGATCAAAGGCAATGATATTCTGTGACATAGTCTCTCCTTGATTAGACTTGAGTTAGACTCTCGAAGATAGATTCGCGCACTAAGTGTACAGAGCAATAGAATGCCGCGGTTAGACCTCAAGAGACTCTGTTAAACCTAGGCACTACGAGGTTTGCTCTAGCTCGTTTAACTGAGCTTGTAGTTCGTCTATCCTCGCTTCGATACGTGCCTTCCTCTTGGCAGTGGAAGCTTGGCGGATGCGGTGTACGTCAAGGTTATCTGGATCATCGAAATTGGATCTGTCACCGTCAATGAATCGGACCCTCTCATCATATTCGAGCGGTCTACCGATCTGTCGCTCCGCAGTAAGCCGGTGAGTAAGCTCCCATCCTCTTGCGGTTCTAGTGTAATGATAACCATTTGCTGCTACTCTCGTGTCTCCTGGCTTACTTTTCTGTCCGCGCATTCTTAAGCAACTCCTGTAGATGTACCTTTATTAGCTCTAGCGCCTGTTCTGGTGTGAAGCCTGCTGTTATATACGACGAATACATCTCATGAAAGGCTGCTGCTCCTTCGTTTAAGGTCCAGTCACTCATTCCTTATACCTTTCTACGACTATGTGAGATCCTAGATCCTTTACATAGAGAGAAGGTAGTACGGATCCAGGCGGCGTATGAGGTAGTTCCTCGCTTTCAACTTGGATGCCTATAGATCGTCGTTCGTAGTCAAACCACCACGAGCTGGGTACTACTTCGTAGCCCTCAGGTAGTACTAGGCCGTGTGTTATTACCTTATGAGCTAGGAGTTCTGGTATAAATGCAATAGCTCTGTTGCGCTCTCGTATCAATCGAGTTCACCCCAATTCCTGCCAATTTTGATATCGATCGGAAATGGTACGAAGCCTTCCATTTTCTCGTAGGCCGTTTCCTCCATGACCGTTTTCATATGGTGTGCTATTTCGTCTGCCTCCTTCTGTGGTGCTTCCACAACAAGGGCATCGTGGATCGGTATCCTGAGTAGGTCCCAGAACCCGTCGCGAGCCAACCTGTTTGCCGACTCAAGTGTGATGTCTGATGCCGTGCTTTGAGGTAGAAACGATCTTGCTTCCTTAAGTACATCCTTACGATTCTTTGACGTGATGAGCCAGAACCTTCTATGGCGTCCAAAGGGTGATACAAGATCGTCTCCTCCTAGTACTGTTTCCTCTATTTCCTCGATCCACTTCACTGTGTGTGGGATGACCTCAAAGAAGGCGTTGATATAATCCTGAGCCTCCCTTGTTGACATGTTATGCTCCATGCCTAAGGAATATGCTTCCCTACCATAAGCGAGTCCAAAGACAACCGCTTTCGCACGGACTCTCTGTTCCTTCGTGAAGTTTTCGCCATAGAATCTTCGAGCCACTTCGCTATGAATGTCTCTGGACTCGTCGGAAAAGACCTCTCGGAAGTAAGCATCCCTAGCCAGGCAACAAACCACTCGAAGTTCAGCTTGCCTGTAGTCAGCCTGGATAAAGACGTTATCAGGAGTTGAAGGTATGAATTGTCTACGGAGTCGAGATCCTCTTGTGATGTTTTGAAGGTTAGGGTTACGTGAAGAGAGCCGTCCTGTGACCGTCCCGTGCATAAGGAAGTCAGTGAAAACTCTTGGCCTATCGTCGATGGTGACTGTTCGTTTTCTGATTCCTTCGATGTAGGTTCCATATGCCTTGGCCTCCTTCTTGAACTCCAGGTGTATCTTGCAGAAGTCGTATAGGGCCGCGTTACCTCTCTTAGCGGCAGCTTCCATTACAGCTACGATAGTTTCCTTACGCGTGTTTCTAACCCGCTTGTTAAACTGTTCCTGTAGAGCTACGCTCACCTGCTGCCACGAGTTCGGGTTGTAGCTAGCGTTCTCTACGATCTCCCTTAAGGTACTAAGGTGGTCCTGAATAGTGGCTTGAACCTCTTCGCCGATCTCCTTGTTATAGTCAAGGTCTACACCAAGTCCGTTCATCTCCATCCGCATTAAGGTAGGTGACGTTCGAACCAGGAAGTCGTGAAGATCACTGAGTCCTTCGTGCTCGAGCTCTTCCTGAAGATTGTCTTTGAGTAGATAAGTATTGGACGCATCATAGGCGTTATACTTATAGAGTAAGTCACGTGGTGCGGCTGCGTAGTTCTTCCCGATAAAAGAGCGACGAAACTCAGCCTTCCAATCTGGTGATCCGAGTCTCTCAATCGCAAGTTGATCGAGAGAATGCGTTCCACGTCTCTCATCAAGGCAATAGTGAGCGAGCATTGTATCGAACGCCAATCCATTTAAGGCTCCTTCGGGATTGAACTGGTAGAGGCCGGCCATGTCGAACTTTCCATTCTGTGCAATAATTCGCTTGTGTCCCAAGATGTCGCCGATGAGACTGCGAACAAGTCCGTTCTGACTTGGACCCTCACCCACGACAAAGGCAGCATTTGCTCTGTGAGAGAATCCAACACAAAGGAGTTGGTATTGATCTGGTCTTCCAAGGTCGGTATCCTTTTCGATACCGACCTCAATATCGACTGCAACCTCCTGAAGTCGCTTGGTGTTAAGGAGCTCTCGAAGGGCGAGAGTCGCCCCATGTGTATCGTCAAAGATTCTGATCGTAGGTACAGTCCAATTTCTAGTGCCATATGCTTCTCCTTTCAGCGCTGACTTAATCTTTCCAAAGTCGGTGATGATGTCTGGGAAGCTACCCGGATTGTATAGTGCCGCTGCTGGGTGAAAAGTAGGGATAACCCTAATGTCGCCATCCAGGACTTCGGTCGACTTCGGAGGTCCAACTCTAGATTTGGTGATTGCCACGTCATTTCCAAGTATAGTCTTCGTGGCGTAATTGCCGAGACTGACAACGACCTTCGGTCGACGTTCTTCGATCTCCCATACCAGTCGATTCTTACAGGCCCGTATCGCCGGTGTAGGTGGGTTGGAGTTGTCTTTTGGTCTACAGAGGCATGTGTTGGTGACGAAAACACCCTCTCGGGAGATTCCGGCGTGCGATAGTATCTGGTCCAATAGTTTTCCTGCTGCTCCGACAAAAGGTTTACCTTCCCTTGCTTCGTTAAGTCCCGGTGCTTCTCCTACTAGTACTACGTCTGCCTGGTCAGGTCCGTCACTAGGTACGAAAACACTGTCAGTATATAGAGGACAGATCTCGCATTCAGCTAGTGGGTGTTTTCGAACGACGTCCACAGGAGCACTTACATTTGCCTCCATGTCCTTCCTTTCTCCCACACAGGTGTGAACCTGAAAAGTAGGATGGAACCTCTTCGCAGGGTGCTTTTGCTAGCCACCCGTGAGAGCAGAGATCCTTCACGATCTTAAGCTCGTGATTCCGACTTCTCTGGAAGCTCTTCGGTTCTGTCATAGTTTGCCCAATCTAGGTAGGTGTTGATGTTCGTTCTAACTACTTTGTGATCCTTCGACATAGAGAAGTAGTCCTTTGGTCTTGGGAACCAAGGATCCATATTTGCTAAAACATAACCATCCAGGCCCATGTATATAGGAGCTGAAGTATCTATCCCTCTACCTACTCCTGTCTCTGCTAAGTATCCTACCTCATCCAAATGTTTGTTCGCTCCTAGAAAGTGAACCTCTAGGGCTCGGTTATAATCGTGCTTCTCTATAAAGTTCGCAACCTTAAACCTAGCGTGTCTGTCCTCTTGGTTTATCAGTCTTGGGATACCTATGGCAGTGACGTACATGAACTTGTTATCGGTAGCGATCATATCGATGGTCTGCATGACCTCTAGAATGGTACTGCCTTGCGCTACCATCATATAGCGATAGCCGTCTCTAGTGTAGCGGCTAAAGGCTAGTCCTTTAGCAATGGTGTCGTTAGCATCGCCCAGAGTATCAGGGATAACTATCTCGTGTGCTCCCAAGCCCTTTGCTATGGTATACAGGTGTTTGCTCCCAAACTCCAGACCCTCTGCAGCTCCATTGTCCAGAATTATAAAGTCCCCTTCATTGCTCCTTTTTTGATAGAAATCCTTGTATCTTTTCTCCTGGTATAAATGAGGCAGCACCAAGTGGTACTTGGTTGTCGCCCCATATCTCTTCAGAAGTGCTGGTGGATAAATCAATGCCACTTGCATTTAGGAGGTCCTCCATCATTCGCAATCGAACATACATGTATCGGCAATAGTTTGACATGTCGGCTAGTTCCTCTGCCGCCATTCTAATTAGGGGAGCTGTTAGGAAGGCTACGTCTCCGTACTCTTCCGCTCCCGTCTCGTGTCGTAGCTGAGTAAGAGTGTCGAACTCGTCACTCAGGTGCTGAACGTAGTCCAGTTCCTTAGTTGGATCCTGTTCTGAATCTTCGGTCATTATACTCCTTCTTTATCTCCCAGACCTCTTCTAGGTTTATGTTGAGTGCTCCTGCTAACAGCACTAGGTAAATCAGAACGTCTGGAAGTTCCGTTCCCAGACGGGTGGCGAGTTCAAAAGAGTCGAAATCACCTCGATGCCACTTCTTAAGATCATTGGCAATCTCACCGGCTTCGCCAACTAAACCTAAACCCATATGTAGTATTAGCTGTGCCCCATCTTTAGCTAGCTCAGGAAAGTATTCCTCAACGTCTCCGTACTCTAGCTCCTGAATTTCAAGTAGATGCATTATTCTACTACCTCCTTCAACCTCTTACGTTCAGCCTTGAGTATCTTAAGCCTGTTGGACGTTTCTTCAATCAGTCCGTCTATCTTATTAAGACGATTAAAAGCGTGAGAGAACCGCGCTTCTTTTTTACGCTCTTCGTCAGTCCACTCCTTATGTTTGCGACTCATAGGTCGCCTCCTATGATCCGTAGGAACTCGTGTCGTGCTTCTCTGTCAGGATCAATAAAAACTCCTCTCATGATGGATGTCGTTGTCTTGGTCCCCGGCGATTGCACACCTCTCATAGTCATGCAAAGGTGTTCAGCCTTCATTATAACTGCCACTCCTAGCGGACTAAGTCGTTCCTCAAGATGCTCGGCTATGGTCCATGTCAAGTCCT